ACCTTCTACCCAGGAGGTTTGGCGATAGCTTTTAATCTGACGATCTGTAAGGCCTGTCTTCTCTTTTAGTTTTGAAGCAACGCCCCATTCTGAATCGTAAATTACCTGCGACATGGTTCACCTCAGGTAACCGGCACGAGTATAGATATGCCGGTCTTTAGTCGTTGATATTTTAGTTTCAGTTTGCCTGGCCGGGCAGGGAACGCAGTCGGCGCATGCCTGTCATTGCTGTGGCCACGTAGCTTGCCTTGCAGTTGACCACCTCAACCCAGACCTTCACGCCTTCCACTCTCACCGTATAGGTCTCTTTCATCTTGCTGCGCCCATAGTCACCATATCTTTGCTGGTGGGCTGCGAGTGCGATTTCACATGCCTGGCGAGCCAAAGGGGATTGCTTACTGCCTCGATTAATCAGTCGCATTTCTTCTCCTTGAGGGAGGGTTTCCCCTCCCGATCTCGTTAGTCCACGTATTCCGGTTTCATATCCGCCAGGGTGATGCTGAACTGACCATGCAGTTCGTCGCCCAGATGGCGTTTCGATGATGCAAGAACGCGCTCGGCTTCCGCGAATCGGTCAGCGGCATTCGGCTCGTCGGGCTGGGGGAGGGAGTTGATCGCCGCTTCCACCTTGTTGCGTGCATCCACCAGGTAGTAACGCTTCACGGCTTTGTTTTTCAGCTCGGTGAACAGTGCGGATCCCAGCGTAGCTTTCGCGGTTTCGATGTCGGCACGCAGCGCTTTGGCGCTATCCACATCCTGAGCGGCCTCAATGCGGTCGCGGAAATCCTTGGCCAGGGTGTCGATATTTACAGATGTCTCCTGAGAATCCTGCGTGTTTACTACATTTTCAGCTTTGATATCAGCCAGGCTCATTTTCTGAACCGGTGCCGGGTTAATTTCCCTTTCGGTGGGCTGCTCAATTTCATCAGGCGTGTAAACGCCTAGGATCACGTGTGGGCAGTACAAGCGCGCCCAATATTTCACGCCGAGGTAGGCTATTTGCTGGTCGGGCTTTGAAACCCACAGCGGCGAATTTCGTGTAACCACCTGCGACAGGTAAAGAGGTTTATCCCAGGTGATTTCACTTTCCCCACGAAGAATTGCTCCGACTTGAACATAGAGACCTTCTTCGTCTTCATCAGTCCAGTCGCGAACACGTTCGGTAACAGTGTACTTACCGTTCTTACCCATTTTTTCACGGGTCACTTCTTTGGTTTTGGTGCATTGTTCCCAGTCGCCGCCGTAGCGATAATGAAAACGGCCATGAATGGCACTGGAACTGGTAATTACGGCGTTAACAAGCTGCGCTTCGTAACCCAACTGGCCGTTGACGAGGTGAGTTTTTTGCGCCACAGCGTAAGGGTTCATGCCCCACTGCATGGCTTGCATAACAATCGCCATGCAATCCGCAGGCTTACCTGCCAGGTGCGCAGGTACTGTAACGACAGACTGGGCCATCAGCCCGGCAAAAGCCTGCAACTGACCCAATGCCTGAACGTTGAAAATTGAGTTGCTGGCAGAGATAGTGTTTGGAGCCTGCTGCTCAGCAGTTACGATATTCATGTTTTCCATCATCATTCCCCTTATGCCTGAGTACGCAGCGCTTCGAGGCGGCGCTGGTCGAAGTCGTTCAGTTCGTCGGTGTAGTCGGCAGTGATAGGTGCTGGCCATTCACCTGTGTCGAATCCGGTTGCGATAGCGCGCATCGCTTTACGGTACTCGAGCATGCCCAGCTCCAGTAATTCAGCGGATGCCTCGATGATGGCGATCCAGTGGTAGTTCTCGTCTTTGTTGACGAAAATCCAGAAGAACTGGTCCAGCGCCGCGGTTTCGCAGTACATGGCCGCGCTCAGGTGATAATCACGTTCAATAATTTCCCGGTGCAGTCTGGCGCGCAGGCTTTCCTGCTTTACGTTCCACATGCTGATAGTTTTCAGGTCTGCGCCGATACGCACACCGTCCAGGTCGATCTCGAGGTCGGGGCGCACACGAACTTCCAGGCCCGTCTCCTCGTCAAAGCCAAAGTAACTCACCTCGACGGCGCGGCTCGGGTGGGTCAGCAGCATGCCGGCGGTCGGGTGAGCCAGAAGCGCTTTTTGAATATTTAGCGCGGTGCTCAGCTGTTGACGGGTGACCAGCACTTTCCCTTCCGGGTTATCGCGCCAGGCATCCAGCAACTCGTCGGCAAAAACAGCATCTGGTTTGACTGCTTTCACGGCCTGAATCAGATCGGCCTTCGTGCCAGAGACTTTCAGTGGTTGTGGCTTCTGTGCTTCCTGCGCGACCAAGTCAGGATTGATAATCGCTAACTGCTCGAGCAGCGCGTCACGGCTACCGCTGGTTTTCACCTGCGCGGGCAGGATGGCGTTGTACTCTTTGATGCATGCCTTCATTGCCGTTGCCGTCTGCTTCTGGTCTGCATCGATACGCTGGAAATCAGCTGGCAGCGCCGTATAGTTCTGCGCAGTTTCTTCCAGGCTGGCGCCCAGCGGCACCTGCGCGGGTAAAGTGGCGTTGTACTGTTCCAGTAACACCTTGATGTCGTCGGCAGACAGCAGCGCCGGCAGGCTGGCGTTGTACTCATCGATAAAGGCGCGCAGGGACGCGACTGTTGTGAATGCGCCTTCCGGGATAGCCGGTTCAACGCTGAATTCTGCATCCAGTTGTTCAGGCTGCAACGCCAGCGCATGCACTAAGTTGCCCATGTCCAGAACTGCGGAGCGCTCTTTGACGATGGTTTTCTCAACGTGGCGCGCATTGAAGTACATCAGCGATACGCGCGCATCTTTCACTTGGGTTGAGCTGATGCCGTTGGCAGCGTGGTAAACCTCGTTCGGAAGACCTTCATAGCGGCCTGGCTCGAAATAAGCAGGATATTCAACAGCTGGTTCTTCCTGATGCACTTCTGGTTCGTTTTGTGCCGATTCTGGTTCGCTTTGAGCAGGTTCTGGCTCTTCCTGACTGACAGAATCTGTTTTTTGGTGAACACCAGCCTGCTCCTGGTTAGTGAGGCTTGGTGCGGCTGCGGCCAATATCTCTGCCGGAGCTACGGTAACTGCTTGCGTATCAGTTGCATCAGCGCCTTCGCCTGGTTGTACCGGATCAGTATTTTCGACTTTCTCTGGCTGAGTCGTTTCCATCTGCACATCGCTGGTGGTCTCCGCTGCGTTTTCCGTTTTTTGGACTTCATTTGAGGAGGTATTGATGACCGAATCGGTAGTTCCACCCAATAGGGCATCGATGGAGAAAATTCCACCTCCGAGGTTTTCAACTTTCGGTTGAGCTGCTTGAGCTCCCACCTCAACAACTGGCGCAGATAACGGAAGGAGCTCAACCGCGGAGTTAAACTCTGCTGTCATGGTTTTATTCACGAACTCAAGATGAGCCACTGGAGTGTGATGAATGTTTTCTGGAGCGATGCGGATCAAGTTGAAGATAGCCGCGCGGTTTACCGACAAAACCCCAGGCTGGTTGCGCAGAATGGTACTCCACGATTTCCATGGTTCTTCTCGCTTCGCCACGATCTCTTTGGCGCGGCGCAAAACGCTGGAGGGGATTTCAAAGTGATGAAAATCCATAGGCAGCAGGGCGCATGCGATCTCAAGATCGAGTGTGTCCATCGTATGATGCGCGCCTTCGCCCCGGTCGGTAACATAGCCGCCATCAGCGTTAGTGCCGGAATCAGTACGCTGCACGCTGCTGATGCGGTTACCGGCAGCCCATTCACGCGCCAGGATGCCACGGTCAATGTAATCAGTTTCTGCCCATATTTTGGTGAAACGGAGAACCAAAGCGAGTTCGTGACGCTTCTCCTGGCTGAACACCTTGCGAATGGCGTCGGTATAGCGCCAAAGGTCTTTGGTATCGTAACCCTTAACCTCTTCGCAGTTTTCTGCCGCCAGAAGCAGGTTCTGGACATAGCTGTTGTCAGTGTCCATCTCCAGCGCGCTGATACTTTCGTATTCTTCGCGGGTTAAGTGGTGGCGCAGTGCGTCGGCGGTGAACTGTGAAAGAAGTTGCTTGCGGAAGGGCATTCTGCACACTGGATAACGGGTGTTTTCATCATCGTGCTCGCCGACCTGGATACCATCATGAGTTGCGAGATGATGACCAGTTTCAACCCCGGTGTCGCTGGTTCTTTCTGATTTGAGCAGAGTAAGTTTTCCGCTCCTCCACTCTCTCACTAATTCATTGCGGTCGCCGGCATCTACTCTCAACCAGTCGGCCATGAAAGCAGTAAGTAGCTTTACTTCGTGCTCTTCATCTGGCGCGAAGACCTGCTTAATCGCCTTAATCAGTTTCCACTCAGCGTTCAGGCTGAGTTCGGCAACTTCAGGGATGTCGTTCTTCGCCAGCAGCAGGTTCTGTAGATAGGTGTTGCCTTCTTCCAGTGACATTTCGCTGGCAGCCAGTTGCTGCTCTTTGCTGATATGCGTCTGATATTTGTCGCTGGTCAGGTGGAAGGCAAAACGGACCGCTGGAGTGCGGTTTTCAAGCGTGACACTCTCGTCGGTAGTTTCGAAGTTAACGGTTGTTTCCGGTGCGGCAGTGTTGCCCACGACTTCAGGCGACTCAGCACCAGTCTTTGGCAGCCAGGTGCGTCCATCGTCCTGGAGTGCGTAGCGTTTGCACCAGGTGTAATCCACTGCACTTTCTTCCGGCAGGTCGTTATACACCGGGAAATCGGTGCGAACCGGTTTGGCGTAATCCTTACCGCGTCCGGTTTCAATACCTGCATCTTCCAGCTCAACATCGAGCTGTAGGTTGGCACGGGCTTCTGATTTCGCAGTGAACCAAATCACTGCGTCTTCTTTGCCAGATTTCTGCGTAGCCTTAACTACATAGAAAAATTCCATGTAAGATCCTCTTTTTTGGATGTAAGATCCCCGGGCCAGAGATAGCGCCCATTGGGTGAACTTTGGTTTTTTTAGTTGTTTTCCGGTGTAACTTTGGTCGGGAGCACCGGACGTACGGGCCGCCTTGCGCGGCTTTTACGTTATGCCTCGTGGGCCATCTGGTCGTACGAAGCACAACGTTCAGAGCAGTATTCTTTTTCTTTGCGCGCCAGCTGTGCGCCGTTGCTATAGAGAAGGGTACTTTTGACTACTTCCTCCGGTTTAACCGGCTTGCCGCAGTACCCGCATTTCGTTGAGTTACACATCTGGATTCCCCTTTTGCGCCAGTAAGTAGCACAGGCGGCGAAGAATCACCTCGAAGAAGTTAAGTTTTACGGCTTGCTGCCGTCCTGGTTTGCGTGCGAAATCAATCATTCTCACCCTCGTTTGCCTTATCGCCGGCCAGCGGAACGTTTACACCTGATGCGCGTTAATCTCTCCACCTCATCCGACTATTCGTATGCCGTCGGCGGCTACTTCGTGGGCGTCCTGCCTTGGTGGTTCGTATTGCGTCTTGGTGAGTTAGATTAAACACAAAGTTTAAGCCTCAGTCAACAAAATGAGTAATTTTAAATAAACAAAATGTTTATGTGATGCTTATGGAGAGTGAAATTTTGTTCTTTGGAGGCAAAAAAATTCGACGAAATGGTACGGGCTGGAAGTCCGGGGAATGGGCGTTTAATACAAAAGATGTGCTAGTTATTCGAGGGGCATAAAAAAAGGCCACTTTATGGCCATTTCTTATAGTAGGTATTTACGAATCATTGCTGAAAGGATTACTCAATCATCCTGCGAACGAATACGGCCTTTCATATACTTATCATATAGTTCGTCCAGCTCTTTCAGGCGAAGTGCCAAGATGCGAAGCATGTTCTGTTGCTCTTCTTCGGGAAGCTGACGGTAAAGTTCCAGCAGGCGTTGTTCGTCTGGCTTCAGTCCATCTTTCTCGCCAACATCTTGGCCAAGCAGCCACTCAAGGCTCACCCCAAGCGCATCCGCCAGCTTAATCGCTGAGCTTTTACCAATCGTCCCACGAACGAACCAGTTATTGACCGACTGAGCACTGACGCCACAAATACGGGCCATGTCTGATTTGGTCAACTTCTTGAGCTCAAGAACCTCGTTAAGCCGCTGAACTTGTGGGTGGTTAATCTGATGAGTTTTTTCTTTCATGGACAAATTCTAAACCAAATGTTTATTAGCTCAATATTCAAAATGTTGACATAATCATAAACAATATGTTTAATTGCGTGGTTGTTACAGGAGCTATTTATGAAAGCAATTGATAAAGCAATTACCAAAGCAGGAACTGCTACGCGCTTAGCCCAACTACTAACCGTAAGCGCCATGACTGTTAGTCATTGGCGAAATCGATATCAGGGCGTCGTCCCGGCAGATCGAGTCTTGCAAATTTATGGGGTTACTGGCGTAACTCCGCACGAGCTGCGCCCAGATCTCTACCCAAACCCAACAGACGGTTTACCCAAACAGGAGCCTTAACAATGCAAACTGTGTCATTTCAACAGAGTAGCAGAGCTTCCTCTAATCCTCTGATATTCCAGTGTCATCAAAGCGAATCTACAGCCCAGGATATTGCTCATCGTGATCTCTGCTCTGCGGTCCGGGCGTGGGCGGCAGCAGAAGGGCGCGTAGCTGTAGCACTCCAAATCCAAAAAGCGGCGGAAGAACTTCAACTTGATGGCGTGGATTTCTCAGGCCAGGCCGATGTCTGGAACGTGAAGCTGTTCCGATGGCTGGATAACAAAGAAGACTCCGCATCGTACCGAAAAAACGTCGAACAGCTGATGCCAGCGATCATGTCCGTATTACCGCTTCGATACCGCGACCGTGTTGTAAAGAACGACTCGTTTGCACATCGCATGGCCAGATTAGAAAAAGAGGTAAGTGAGGCGAAGCAAGCTCTGATGCTCGATGCACCGAAGAAGGAAAAGCTTAAGGAGTTAGGCGAGGGGATTTTCGAAATGTTCAGAGTCGATCCGGATCTTACAGCGCCGCTGCTGGCGATGGTCACAACCATGCTGGGGGCGATATGAAGACTTCAGAAAGGGCGAAAGCCGGTCTGCGCGAACAGAACCGACTTTCAGGTGCAAAAACGGAGTGTAATTGCGGAGCTAAGTATGTCAAACACAGCTGAAATTATCAATTTCCCCAACAGAACTGAACAACCGGGAGGTCGTATGGCCGACCTGTCGAACGGGTATACCAAGGTCGCTAACGAGATTCAACAGCTCAAACCTCGCCTGAGAATGTCAGGCCGGGAGTGGCAGTGTTTTGAGGCGGTGATCTGGCTTACCTACGGCTGGAACAAGAAACAGGACCGCGTTACGAACACGGTGATCGCCGAGCTTACAGGGTTGAGTGATTCGCATGTTTCTGATGTGATCAAATCACTTGCAGAACGCAAAATCATCTTCAGTCAAAAGCAGGGCGTAATGAAAACTGTCGGTATAAATACTGACCTTTCTACCTGGATTTTAGACAAACCGAAAAAGGGAAAAGTCTTCCCGAAATCGGGAAAAGTGTTACCGAAAACGGGAAAAACCTTCCCGGAAACGGTAGACACCCAAGACTATAACAAGAACAATAATAAAATATCCTCGTCTCGGAATTCTGACGAATCCCGAAACCAGAAAACTCAAAAGTTTCTCTCACGCCATCCAGAAGCTGCCGCCGGCATATACACCCCGGCAGGTAAATCATGGGGATCCGCTGACGACCTCAAGGCCGCACGCTGGATTTACGACAGGCTTCTCACCGTCAACGCATCGCTATCTGAACCAAACTGGGCTGAATGGGCAAACACCATCAGGCTGATGCGCGTCCAGGATAAGCGTACTCACTACGAAATCTGTGACCTGTTCCAGTGGGCCAACCGGGACGAGTTCTGGAAAGACAACATCCTGAGCCCTTCAAGTCTGCGAAAGCAGTGGGATCAGCTCACTACAAAACGGCTACGCGCTACCGGAACGGCAAAGCCATCCCGGAGCGGCATCGACCTGCATAACACCGACTGGATTGACGGGGTGATGGAATGAAAAATCTTGCCGAGAGTATTCGCAATTTTGACCGGGAACAGGCTCGCCGCGTAGCGCACAACCTGCCTGAACAGTACACCGAGCGCGAACAAACGCAGCAGGTGGCGCAAATTATCAACGGGCTTTTCGTACAGCTGGCCGCCGCGTTCCCGGCAAGCCTGGTCAATCGTAGTCAGGAGGACATGAACGAGATCCGCCGACAGTGGGTGCTGGCCTTCAAAGAAAACGGGATTACCACATTGGAGCAGGTTGAAGCCGGTATGCGCATGGTACGGCGCCAAGAGCGTCCATTCCTGCCTTCGCCTGGCCAGTTCATCAAGTGGTGCAGGGAAGGGCGATGCGTGCTGGGGATCACCACCGCTGATGTGATGGCTGAATACTGGAAGTGGCGCAAGCTGGTGTTCCGGTACCCGAGCAGCGAGCAGTATCCGTGGCCTAAGCCCATTTACTATCACATCTGCCTCGAGCTGCGGCGCCGGGGAACTGATGGCCAACTGAGCCATAAAGAACTCGAGCGTGAGGCCGGCGATATTCTGGATATGTGGGAAAAGCGGGTGCTGGCTGGGAAGCCGATACCGCCTGTTCGTCGGGCAATACCAGCACCAGCTGCGCTAAAAGGACCTACGCCTGCAGAACTTCTCAAAGCCAAGTACGAGCGCATGAAAGCTGGTGGGAGGGTATGAGTATGGTCATCAAAAACCTCTGGACGATTATCCACGCTATCCAGCGCAGCAGGGAGATAACTCCACGTCAGGTACGAAACCTGCTGGGCTGCGACAGTAAAAAGGCTTGTCGACTGCTGGAGCATCTTGTTGCGGCCAGCGCGGTGAACAACATCGGTCAGCGCAGACACCCGGTCTACGTCATGCAGCCAGGGAAGAAACACGCAGTAAACCAATCTCTTTGGCGCGCAAGAAACCCGGCATCGCCGAAGTTTGCAGCCAGAACTGGCAGGGCTCTCAAATCCACAAAATTATCGGGAGTGCGCGAACATGAAATGGTACAACAACAGGGGCCTCATACGAGGCCCCCTTCTAAACAACCTTCTTGATCCACCGTCTCCGTTGCGGTTTAGGTATGCAAGATATAGCGGTGAGTTGTGTCCCACAGATGGAACAGATCGCACCATGAGGTTGGTTTGAGTTTGAACTAAAGGTCGTGAAAAGAAACTTTTTGTTCGAACAAACCTGGCACTTAAACTGGATGTTGGGGATGTCCCCTCCGGCCGGGTGGGTTGAGTCAGAACATTATCTTATTTAGTTCCGGCTGTAATTATTTTTATGGATATTTTTTGAACACGCTTTGTATGAGCGTTCTCAGAGTGAAGTTATGGAACTACAAACTAGGTGAAACTGCGTGGTACCTACCGGGTCGGACAGCACACCAGTCAGCCAGTGCTCACTGTTACCGCTGGCGGCACGCATGTAGATAAGGTGAAAGCCAGGCTTACCGTAGACGGATACGAAGAGGAGGATGCAGCAGACGCTGAAATTTCTGCGCTGAAACTGAGATGTGCGCGCCAATGAAAGACGCCCGAGGAGCTAATTCGAAGTTAATTTCCTACTGTGTACTAACAATCTCGCAAAAGAGGACTATATTTTATGGGTTAATGAAACGATGGAGTTAGGTTAGTGAACGACGCAAGGATAGTAATCAATTCGCTTGAGGAAGCTAAAGCAATAGCTAATGCTTTAGTACTTTATGCTATTGGTTTAGAGCAGGCCGAAGTCATAAAAGGATTATATTACGTATCCACATTCTTAAATATTCACTCTGTAAATGAGATGATTTTAAATGAGATACATGGAAGCGCATTGAAAGGTTCAAGAAGCGTGTCTAGCAATCTTAGTCAGATCTGCGGCTATAGTCGCAGAGATATTATCATAACTTTAACTAAGTTATGATTATAAGTTAATGGCAGTTTTCTGCCATTAGATTTAACTCAATAACATTGAGTTAATGAATTGTCTACTTAAATTAATAATGTTTGCATTTTTAATGTAGTAAATTGTTAAGTTTGAACAGTAATTCGTTACAGAGCGCAATGAATCTTTCGTCCTCGGATTTTTGGCTGATTTGATAAATTGCTTCAATTAAATAGTTCATAGTAATGGAGTTATTTCTTTCTAAAAGTTCCGTGACAATATTACCAAAAAGCTCATTAAGTTCATCAGTGCTATACGGTTCATGTTTTATCAAAGCGCCTCCTGATAGTTTGTGCAT